TCTTCGACCAACACTCGCAGATACTGGGGGAAGGCTAACACTTATTGGAACACCTGGACCCCTGAAGTCTGGATTCTTTTATGAATGTTCACAAGGGAAGCATGGCTTTAAGTCATTTGGACCCTGGAATATTTCAGACAATCACTGGCTGTTGGCGAAAAGAAGCAAAGCTGAAGGAAGGATTGTTCTATCTGACGAAATTTTAGAAGAAGAACTTAAGTCAACTGGTCGTACAAGGGAAGATTCTTCTTTTCGCAGGGAGTGGCTTGGTGAATGGATTGATGACAAGGACGCAATGGTGTACTCTTACGATTCATCTAAGTACTGCTTGCCGTCCTCAAAAGATTTAGATGATATGCATTATGTCATAGGAATCGATACAGGACATGTCGATGCAGATGCAATCGCAGTTCTTGGCTTCAATCCAAAAAGGACTGATAAAGTCTGGTTGATTGAAGAAATGATCAAAGCAAGACAGGGCTTCACTGAACTTATGCAACAAGTTAAAGACTTCTATGACAAGTACGACCCAATTTCAGTTGTTATCGACTCAGCTGCTGGTGGCAATAAGTTCGCATTTGATGTCCAGCAACGTCATGATATTCCAATAACTCCAGCACAAAAGCATGACAAAAATGATTTCATTAGACTACTTAATGATGACCTAAGAACTGGAAAGCTTAATGTGCCACCTAGTTCAACATGCGCTCAGGAACTTCCTAAAGTGACATGGGTAGGTGAAGATATGAAGAAAAGAAAGCCAACAGGTGGAGAACATAGTGACATTATTGATGCACTGAGATACGCCTGGCGTGAATGTCTGCATTGGACACATAACGCAAAAGAAGCACAAGAACTCGAAGCTGAAGATAATCTTTGGCATGATGATGAAGAAAGAAAATGGGCAGAACGTATCCAAGAAGCACAAAATAGCTCTTGGATTGAAAGAAAGAGGAAAGGATTCTAAATGTCAGATGTCAAATTAAATGCTTGGTGGGCTGCACCAAAAGATAGTGTAAGTGATAGAATTGGTGAGGTTGTTAGTGTCATTAAAGAAGAAGACAGTCATGAAACAGATCATGCATTCTATTCATCACTTTATCAAAATAGAGACCTGCCTGGCTTAGAACCACAAGATCTTGTTGGCCAGCAATATAACTTAGGCTCAGATGATGTTACATTCAACGTCACGAAATCTATGGTCGACACTGTAACTGCAAAAATTGCTAAGCAGAAGCCCATAATCAAAGCCGTCACTTCAGATGGTTCATGGAAAGATAAGCGTGTTGCCAAGAGAATCAATACATTCGTAGATGGTCTTGCAAATGATCTGCATATGTGGCGATACACAAAGAAAGCTTTTGTTGATGCTGCAGTCTGGGGAATGGGCATCATTAAGGTATCATTTAATGGTGATGACATTGCAATGGAGCGGGTGTTACCACATCACATTCTAGTGGACTCGTCTGAAGCCTTTTATGGTTCACCAAGGTCCATGCATCACATACGCTATGTCGACGTGGACATCTTGTGTGCACTGTACCCAAAGAAGGCTGAAGAGATAACAGAAGCTATGGGTCGTGATGTAACAAAGAGCCACCTCGTTAGAGTTACAGAATCATGGCACTTAAGATCGTCTGGCAAATCAAAAGATGGTCGCTTTGTTCGAAGCATTCATGGTGCAACACTTCATGATTCTAAATATGAAAAAGATTCATTCCCATTTGCATTCTTCAGATGGCCACCAGAACCACAGGTTGGATTTTGGTCACAAGGGTTGGTTGAACAGCTTGTCGAAATTCAAGTCAAAATCAATGAGATGATGTCCAACATTCAGCGTTCAATTCGACTAACTGCAAGGCCTGTTGTATTCGTTCCAAAGGGTTCATCCATTAAAAAGCAACACATTGATAATTCTTTTGGTGCAATCATGGAATACTCTGGTAATCAAGCACCCAAATGGTCAACGACTGATGCTGTGCCACAAGCAGCTATATCACATCTAGAAAGATTGATGTCAAATGCATATCGAATTGCTGGTGTATCTGAACTTGGTGCTTCTGCAAGAAAAGAACCTGGCATAACAGCTGGTGTTGCTATTCGACAGATGGAAGACATTCAATCAGAAAGATTTAGTCAAGTTCAGCAAGGATATGAGGACTTCATCGTTGACCTATGTTGGTTGTTGCTAGATGAAGCACGTGACCTAGAGATTGAAGGCAAAAAAGATACTAAGTTAAGTGTTCCAGGATTAGACTTCATCAAAGACATGAAGCTTGCTGATATTGACTTAAAGGATGCAAGATTCAAGATTGTTGTTCACAGTGCAAGTTCATTACCTTCAACACCAGCAGGAAGGTTGGAATTCATTCAAGAAATGATATCTGCTGGCATCATTGAACAAGATCGTGCATTAGAACTTCTTGATATGCCTGATATTGAACATGTTCGCAAGAAGAAGGGTGCACAAAGGCGTGTATTCGAAAGCCTTGTCCAAAGAATGCTTGAAGCTAACCCTGAATCTGAAGAAGAGTTAGAAGCAGCATATAAGCAACCACAACCTTATCATGACCTAGAACTTGGCATTAAGATAATGATTGAAGCTGTCTTAGATGCTGAAGACGATGGTGCACCAGAAGCAATCCTTCAACTAATGAGAGATTGGATGGATGATGCTAAGGCTTTGATTCAAAAGCAACAGGAAGCTGCTGCACCACCAGCACCAATTGAAGGTATCATGCCTCCAGGTGCTGGTGCTCCTATCCCGGGTGGTGAGGCTCCATTAGCTGCACCTCCTCCATTGCCTCAATCAGGCTTGATGCCAGGTGGTGGATTGCCAAGCTAACAATTCTTTTAACCCTTTAACTAATAAGCAGAAAACGAGATAAAACGATGTCAGAAGAAAATGTACAACCAGAACCATCACTAGCAGATGAATTTAATACAGCCATGGATGAAGCTGGTTGGGAAAATAACACACAATCAGAATCAGCACCAGTTGAAGAAGGCTCGAGGTCATTCGCAGATGACATGGCTGACTACCTTGATGGTAACCATACCGAACAGCCTACGAGTGAACCAGCGAAGAGCGAGGAGCTTCCTGTGCATGTTGATGTTCCAGCTACGGAACCAGCCAAGCAAGAATTAACCTTGGGAGAACAATTTCTTAATCAACGCAAGAATGAATTAGAGATTGAAAGACTTCAACGTGAAAATGCTGAACTATTAGGAACAAAAGAGAAGCTGGGCCAAGAACCCACAATAGATGAACGCAACTTTTCAGTGCATGAATTAAAGAAGCTTGCAAAAGAAAACCCTGAAGAGTTCATGAAGTTATCTGGTCAGTCTATGGATGACTATCTAGATTATTCAGCTCAATATTGGGCCAATGATAATAAGTTGCCTGATGATGTCAGAGAACAAATGCGCGACAATGAAATCAAAAGCTTGCGCCAAGAGATGAATGATCGTGATGAACGAGCATCAGCATTACAAGAACAAAGGCAATTAGAGGCTGGATTAAATGCACTTAAACCAGAAGTTGATGCCATAGTTAATATCGACGATGGGCAATTCCCTTTGGTGCGAGCCATGGATGAAGCGAATTCAGTTATTACGTTAATAAAAGATTACTATATGCAATCGCATGCAGAAGGAAATCCGAGGTTACTAACAGTTGAAGAAGCATCAAGCATGGTCGAAGAGGAATTAAAGAAAAAATACGCTCCAATTCTAAACTTGAATAGAGCGAAAGAACAGCAGACAGTCAGACCACAACCATCAAGTGGTGAAAGGAACGGGGATAGAACAGAAAGAGTGTTACCCCTTACGTTAGCACAAGAACAGCAGTCAAATGCAATGAAGCAAGGTATTGATGAAGATGAAGCATTTAGATCAGACATGGAGGCATTTCTAAAATCGAATGGCATCTAATTGATATCAAAGAATCCCTTAACCCTTACATGATCACATTCTTTAAGGAAGAATCGTGATGGAGAATATAAAATGACTGTTAATCAAACTTCTTTCGCTGGTCTATTAAAAAGACACTATAGCCCAGACAAAGTCTTAAACCTCGCGTATAAAAATCGTCCATTCTTAGGTCTTGTCCCTAAAAAGAAAGACTGGGGTGGATCAAGCTATGATGTGCCAATGATTTATGGTGATCCTGTGGCTGGACGTTCGCAAAGCATTTCTAATGCATCAACGAACCGTTCCTCAGCACAAGTTCGCAATGAAGTCTTCGTGTTGACATCAGCACCTAACTATTCTGAAGTTCCTATTGCTGGTGAGACTATTGCTTCCAGTCGTGCAAACGGCGGACGTGATGTATTCATCAATGCTGTCCAATCTTCAGTTCAAGGTGCCATTAATGGCCTCGCCAATGACCTTGCCTTTGCATTGTTCCGTGATGGTTCTGGTGCACGTGGCCAGATTAAAATTGGTTCGACTGTTACAGCTGCTACCACAATTACTTTGGAACAAGCTAAAGATGCTCACTACTTTGAAGTAGGAATGGTTATCGTTGCAGGCTCTGGTTCTGATGGATCCAACATCAAGCAAGTTAACTCTGTTGACAATAGCTTGAGCATCACTGGTGTAGATCGTCAGGCAGGTACTCTAACATTTAGTGCTGCTGTCGACAGCTTCTCGGCTAATGACTGGGCAGCTGCTGACTATCTGTTCGTACAGGGTGACCCCACTGCTAAGATTTCTGGTCTTGGTGATTGGCTACCTACAGGAACTCCTGCTGCATTGTTCGGGGTAACTCGTACGACTGACAGAAGCCGTCTTGCTGGTCTTGTTGTGGCTGCACAGGGAACTATCGAAGAGACTCTAATTGAGGCAATGTCTGAAGTTAGTCTTAATGGTGGTGAACCAACGCATTGCTTCATGCATCACAGTGATTTAGCTGCATTGACTAGAGAGCTTGGTTCTCAGGTTCAACGTGGCGATGCTGGAAAGGCTGGTCTAGGTTACCAATCAATCATGCTTTATGGTCCTAATGGATTGGTCGCATGTGTTGCAGACCGTGGTTGTCCTAAGGGACGAGCATACATGCTTGATATGTCAACTTGGTTGTTAGCTTCTAGAGGCGAAACCATGTTTATCGATATGGACGACGGCCAGAAGTTCGATAGAATTGATGGTTCGGATGCAGTTGTTGTAAGAGTTAAATCTTACTCACAATTGGGGTGCAGAGCGCCGGGTCATAACGCTACTATCACGCTACCCTAATCTGATTTAGGTACAAAATCTAAGGGGTCAGATGCTTTTGTGTCTGATCCCTTTTTCTTTGTTCACGTCTTTGAGCTGCAAGTCTCATGTTAGCTTTTGCTTCTTCACTATGAGGCTTTCTTTTCTTACCTGAGAGTGTCTTCGATATTTTAGCTTTTGTCTCTTCAGAAAGAACATGTCCCATTTTAGATTCAGAATTTGCACGCCTATGTTCGTCTGTGTGTTTTCTTCCCTTTCCAGCATCAGATATCTTCTTTCTTGATTCTTCAGAAAATACTTGTCCCTTTGTAGTGCTTCCATACGTATTATAGACGCAATGCAAGAATCTATAATGTGTGATCCAAAAGTTCTCATGATCGACAAGTTCTTCTTTTGTCTTAATATTATCTTGGAGAATTATAAGTTCAAATGCATCTTTCCCATACTTCCTGATGTCAGAGTAAAATTCACTACCACAACTATTTAGACCTTTTTTCGCATAATATTTATGTTTCGTCCACCTACTCACAGCACTTACAGTTGTTGCCCCGACATAAATCATTCCATTTTCAGTGCACTTAATTCCGTATATCATTCCTAATTTCATATAATATAATATCACTCCATAGTTACTATTGCATTAAATAATTTTCATCATTTAAAGAGAATTGGCCCAATCTCAAGCAAAAATAGGGCAAGGTATATATCATGGCATCCAAACTATTAAAAAGACTTAAAGCAGTAAAGCAAGGCGTAGTTCTTGTTGCAGGTGAATTTGCAGTCCCAGCAGACGGTAGTGACCCAACATCTTCAAGTGGCAAAGGTTTTAAGTCTGTTGTTACTGAGGGAAGTGTTGCAGGTTCTTATCGTTGCACACTAGGTAATAGTGGTTCTGCATCAGGTCTTGTTGACAAGTATCAAAGCATTTTAGGCTTCCAAGCAACTGTGGTATCTTCAGGTTCTGTAGTTCAAGCAGCTTATCAGTTGTCTGAAGATGAAGTTAACGCTTCTGGCTCATTTGTTGTTAATCAGGTTCAATCTGGTTCTTCAGGTCCATTGCCAGCAGGTGGCGCACATAGTGTTAAATTCATTATGCATCTTGATAACTCTGTAGAATAAGAAGTAACTAATGTATAATCCTAAGGATCCAACAGGTAAGCGTTCCAAGGGCATCATAACTGCAATTCTTTCTAAGCATAAAAGCTCTGACTCAGAAGAGATGGAAGATATGCCTAAAAAGAAAGAAGGCAAAGAATCTGGAATGGATCATTCTAAGATGCTTGCAGCAAAAGATGTTGTTGAGAAAGTTATGGAAGAAGATGTGGAAGGTGCTGCTAAAGGCTTAGTTGCTTTGGTTGAACTTTGCATGCTTTCAAAAGATTAAGAGGTTAGGCAATGAGATCAGTTCTTGTATCTGAAATCGTAAGACGTGCGCGCCAAAGGGCCGACATGGAAAATAGTCAATTTGTTACAGATGTAGAAGTTCGTGATCTCATTGCCACTCATTATGGAGAACTTTTAGATAAGTTAACTGAGGCTGATCCTTGGCAATATTCATTTTCAGAGACTGAAAGCAATACGACAGCTAATCAAGAAGATTATGTATTACCAACTGACTTTTATCGTCTATTGGCAGTCGACATTAAATCAACTTCAACAGACAATTGGGTAGAAGCAGATAGATTGCATGCAAATGATCGAAATCTATTTCAAAATTACACTGGATGGTTATCATCAGGCAATGGCGGGCTGTTCATCGAACAATCGAATGTTCATTATCGTCTAATGTCTTCAGGTTCAAGTGATTTGATTAGGTTCTACCCAACACCGGACACTGGAAATCATCAATATCGTGTTGCTTATATGCCACACACTCCTGATACATTTGCAGATACTGATAATATCGATGGCATCAATGGTTGGGAAGAGTATATTGTCTTGCTGGTCGCAATCGACATGCTTATAAAAGAAGAATCATCAACAACAACTTTAGAAAGAAAGCTTCAAAGGTTCGAAGATAGAATCGAAAGACTATCAAGTGATAGAGATGATCATCAACCAGCAACAATCAGTGATGTTACTGATGACAGGCATGGAAGACTTCTTAGAGGCAAACAGAACTACTGGGGTCGATAATGGCTAAATCGAATATCTCAGGCTTTAGACGAATACAGCCAAATGGTGCTGGGGGCTTTGTTAGTGCTGCAGAAATATCAAGAGTTCAAGATTCTATTGAACAGCAAGCATCTGATATCACAAGTGCTGTTGATCAGCGCCGACCATCAATAACTCATAACCAGAACTTATTCACAACTGGTAATACAAGCACTAAGACAGTTCAAGCTGTGCTTAATGGCTCATTAAGAATTGATCCAGGAGTTCTTGTATCTGGTTCTGATTTTAAAGTTATTGCACCAAAGAACCCTGAACCAGATGATGCTTTCACGATATACAATCCAACACTTTCTAGTGGATCAATCCAGATAAGAAGCGTTGATGAAAGAGAATTTGTTGGCCCAATAAGCGCAGCACGCAGTGATAAGGTCACATTATCTGGGCCTGGCATGACAGTCAGCTTTAGATGGAATGGTCAGGAATGGTTCAGTGAATCTTATCATGTTCCATAATGCACTCTAATGCATTGTTATTATAACCCATATGGTCAACCTACTTAGATAATAGAGTCCCTTAGAGAGGAGCGAGGAATCACACATGGCATTGAATTTTACAGACCTACAGTTCCCAATGGCACAAGGCTTAGACAGGGGCACTGACGAAAAGCTTGCTCAAGGACCACAGAAAGTAGAAAATGCTGAATGGGTTAAAGAGGGCAGCCTAACCAAGAGACGAGGCACTGTTGCACTTAGCACAACAATAATTTCAGGTTCATCATTCTCTGGTTCATTAACAACTGCACTTACTGCATCTGTTGATAGCCTTGATGATGTAACAAATGTCATGGTTCGTGAAACAACGAATGGGATTAATCAATTAGTTATAGAGACATCAGGTTCAGTTGCAAGTCTTGCATCAGGATCAATCTGGTCTAAAGTTGGAAATAGCAAAAGATTAAGCACAAGCACTAGAGGCTTAATCGCAGGTGCTAATTCAAGAATAGCAATGTCTTCAGATTCAGCTGAAGGTCTTAGACTCATTGGAGCATCAGAAATAATTGATCGTGATGCTTTTACGAATGTTGATATTCATCAATCAAAAGGTTACGTTCTTGATTCTAATACAGACGCACTAATTACAAAAATAGATTTTGCATCTGGAGGTGATGAAGGAGCACGTTATACTCCTCAAATTCTAAAACATGAATCTGATACTGTTCCTGGAGACATCAGATTAAATGCATTTTTTATTGAAGGTGCAACTCCAGCGCTATATGGAAGATACATTGACACAGCTACACCATATGCTTGGTCTCCAAAAGTTACTATTCAGTCTGATATAGCTTATGCTGATAAGCATGTCATTTCTATTAATAGCTGGGATAAGACTGCTACAATAGATGATGGCATAATGATTGCATCATTAGGCTCAAGTGGTTCAATTGCTATACAAGTTGTTAATCATGACTTGCAAGTTGTATCAGCAAGTGCATGGACTGGAATCTCTGATGCTGATGACATGCTTGATGCAAGACAAATTGGAACTGATGCGTACGTCTTATATAGAACTAATGCTGACGAAATTAAGGTTGCTCAATCTAAATTTAATCTAAATCTACAAGCTGTTGGGACAGTTGAAGCAAATGCTGAAAATGGAACAACAATTTGGGCGATAAGAGGCGTATCTGCTGAAGCTAACTCTAGTGTCATACAATATCTTGTTGAATGGGAGAGTAGATTCACAGATTCTGATGGCAACTACTTAGATGATAATCAAAAGTTCTCTTACGTAAGACCATATGTTGTTCAGACATCAAATCTAGCAGTAACAACTGCAGATGACATTCAACATTGCATGCTTCTAAATAGACCATTTCAGTACAATAACAAATGGTTAACTGGTATACTTTACAATTCACCAGTTCAATCAGTTGGGCTTATTGCAGATTTTACTGGTAGCGTCTGGGGTGAATTTGCACGTGATTCGATTAATAGAACAGATTTCATATCAAATACTGAAGTCTTAGATTCTACTAAGTTTGGATTCTTGTATGGTTCGCGTGGTAGGTTAGAAGCAGCAAATGGAAAGCAATCACAAAGAACTCAAATAAGTTATGCTACACTTAACTTTGATCCAGACAAAGCTATTTGGTCAAATCCACAACATCTTCTTTATCAACCAAGAGGTAGAGCAAAATTATTTGATGGTGAAACAAATGTCGAAGCAGGATTTACGTATTTCCCAGAGATGAGGTCTTGGCCAGGAACAAGTCTAATTAATGACCCAAACCCAACATTTGTTACAAGTTCAGGCGCGATTTCAGCAGGAACAAGACAATATTATTCAACTTATCATTGGACTGACAGAGAGGGAAATGAACATAGATCAGCTCCGTCTGTTCCAGCACAACTAGTTGTTAATTCACCTTTTAATGTAACGATTAATGTTCCTAGCTTATCATTTACTGACAAAGATGATGTCAAGATAAAAATTTGGAGAACTGAAAATAATGGATTAATTCCTTACCTTATTACGTCTGGTTCTAGTGAATTAAGAAATGACAAGACTGCATCTACAGTCTCTTTTGTAGATAAAACAACTGATGCAAATATCATAGCGAATGAAATTCTTTATACTGCTGGTGGAGAACTTGCAAATCAAGTCCCACCCCCATCCAAGCTTTCAGTTATATGGAATAATAGATTAATCACAGTTGTTCAAGATAGCACACTTATCTATTACACTAAGCCATTGACAATAAGCTTAGCACCTGAATTTTCAGAATTCTTAACTGTTGATGTTGATCTTCCTGGTGGCAATTTAACTGCCATTGGCACTTTAGATGAAAAGCTTATTGTATTCAATGAAGATAGGATTGCTATTGTTACAGGACAACCTGCTGATGCAAATGGATTAGGTTCAACATTAAGAGTTCAAGGTCTCACTTCTGAAATTGGATGTGTAAATCCAGCTTCGGTTGTTGAAGCATCTAAGCTTGGTCTTTTATTTGAATCTAAGAAAGGACTTTATCTTTTAGATAGAGGGCTTAACGTCAGATTTATTGGAGATAGCATTCAGGAAGATATAAAAGATGAAACAATTGTGTCTGCAGGAGTCATCAAAGATCAAGAGCAAATAAGATTCTTAACTCTTTCAGGTAAACAATTTGTCTTTAATACAAGATTTCAAAGATGGTCAACATTTGAAGGTATAGGAGCAAATGCTGCTGCAATCTATAATGGTGAAATGGCTTTTGCTTCTGGTTCATCATTATTTCAACATGTATCTGGAACTTACACAGATAATGGCACAGCCTACTCGATGAAGTATCAATCTCCTTGGATTAAGCTCTCAGGTCTTGCGGGCTTTCAAAGAGTTCAAAGAGCAACATTCTTAGGAACTTTCTTAACTGATCATGTTCTTGAATTAAATGTTGAATATGATTTTGATGAAAGCAATTCAAGGAACTATACATCGACTGAGCAGGTTTCAAATTTTGTTAATGCTGCTTCAGGATCAATCTATGAATGGGCACATCATTTAAGAGAACAGAAATGTCAGGCTATTAGGTTCACGCTGTCTGATACAATACAATCTGGTAGTCAATCATCATTTGAACTACAAGGGATGAGACTTAAAGTCGGAACTAAGCGTGGACACGACAAATTATCATCAGGAAAGAAAATTTCCTAATACTTATGGAGTAACTAATGGCTAATCTATTCACAAAAGCAAAGAGAAAAATCCTTGGCGATAATCGCACTGACGAAGAAAAGCAAAGAGAAGCAGAATCAGACGCAGAAAAAAAGAGACTTTCTGATGAAGGTGATCGTCTTGGGGTCGATAGACAAGAAGTTGCTAGACGTGAAGATGAACGTGCTCGTATGGCACAAGGTAAAGCTGAGCGTAGTGCTGCTGCACATTCATCAACATCACAAAGCAGGCGTGACCAAATAGCAAGAGAACGTGAAGAAGCAGCTAATCGTGCTGCACCAACATCACAGGCCGCAACTTCGGCAGCTGCTGAGCGAATGCGTGCTGCACAAGTTGATGAATCTAGGATTCGTTCTGGTGGCGAGGACATGCGTGCTGGACAACAAAGTCTCATATCCCAACTTCAGGCACAAGCTGCTGGTCAAGGTCCTTCATTAGCACAGAATCAACTTCAAAGAGGAACTGACAGAAATCTTCAGCAACTACTGGCTGCACAAGCTGCATCACGTGGTGGGTTAAGTGGTGCTGCTGCACAAAGACAATTGGCAAGAAATCAAGCTGGTGCTGGTCAAGTTGCTGCAGGACAATCTGCTGACCTTGCATTAAATGAACAACTTGCAGCAAGACAACAACTTGCAGGAGTTCTTGGTGCTGCTAGGCAACAGGACATTGGTCTTCGTGGTCAAGATATTGGTCTTCAGTCAACACAGGCTGGACTAACTCAGCAAGAACGAATGGCAAATCAAGCAGCTGGAAATCAGTTCGCAAGAGACCAAGCTGCAAGAGACCAACAGACTGCGCTTGCTAATCAAGCAGCTGAGTTGCAGAATCAGGCACAAGTTGATGCATTACGTGCAAAATATCTTGAAATGGGAATGTCACAAGAAGAAGCTGATCGTCGTGCAAGAATGGAAGTTGCTAAAATGAATCAAGCAGCGGAAGCACAACAGCAAAACACTGAGACACAAAGATATGCTGTTGAAGAAGCTGGTGAAGTATCGAAGAAAGATCTGCTTGGCATTGCTGTCCAGGCAGGTGGTGGAATTTTAGGCGGCGCAGGTGCGGCTTTAGGCCTACCCGGAGATAAAGATTCTGATAGAAATCTAAAGAAGAATATTAAATCTGATGATTCAGTTGCAGACTTTCTTTCAGCCTTATCTAAGAAGGATAAAAATAAAGGCACAAGCCCAATGCAAGCTTTAGCATCATCTTTGACAAATAATTCTCGTCGTGGATCTATTGTTGAACAGGGTGCAGGATTTCTTGTGGGACCAGGAGCTGCAGCGTCGATCAGAAAAGCTGAACAGGGAAGACAAGGTCACACTCCAAGGGCCACAAGATTTACACCTTCTGACAGAGATTTGAAAGAAGGAATATCTGACAATGAAGGTGAAATCAAATCATTCTTGGATGCACTTACTTCATATACATATCAGTATAAAGACAAAGACAAGCATGGCGAAGGACGACATGCAGGTGTTATGGCACAAGACCTTGAAAAGGCAGGACCTCTTGGCCAAGCTATTGTCAAAGAAATGCCTCATGGGAAAGTTGTAGATTATGCACAAGGCATGTCGACAATCCTTTCAGGTCTTGTTCATGTCAATGATAGGCTTAAGGACATAGAGGCTCGCAAGTCCAAGAGGTCATCATCTAAGGGACGCAAGAAATAAAGATGATTGAACATATGCCTAAATTTTCAATGCATAGGAGTGAATAGAGATGCCAACACCAGAAGAAATTGCTGAACAAGAAAGAATCAAAAAGCTGGAGGAAGAACGTCAACAATCTTTATTGAGACCTACAGATACATCAACGACAGGTTTAGTAGGAACGTCGACATCAGCACCAACACCAGAGATTGAAGTTGAATCTGATCCAGTCATACACGTTGAGAGTGCTAGACAACCATTTGCTGCTGAGCCTGATACATTAGAAGATCCACTACAACGCGGTTCAAGAGAATCTTTGTTCGGAATAGAAGCAACAGAAGCTGATTTTCCCCCAAGAGAAGGTGAATTAGATACTATTTCTGGTGCTGGCGAAAGAATTCCTGATAAAGTTGATCCACTAATTTCAGAAGGCATGAAGAGTGCATCTGCTGTTAAAGAACAAGCATCTGCAAAAGAGCTTGAAGTCTTACAAGCAGAACTTCGTGCAAATGAAGATCGAGTTAAAGGGATTGCTGGACAGATTTCGAGTGGTGAGGTAAAGATCTATCAACATGAAGATGGAACTGTATCACTTAATGCATTTACAGAAGAAGATTTAACTTTACATGATTCTTTAGCGCCCAAAAGTCCAGCAAGAAAGCTTAGCACACATATCAAGAACCCAACACCTGCACAGACTCAAGAAGCTTTAAAGAACGAGCTTGATGAGATTAAATCTCTAAAGTCAAAGATTGTTGGAATTCAGGGTCCTGCTGCTGATGTTATTGATCAAAGACCCCCTGCTTTACCTCCCCTTGGACAGCAAGCAGGTGACCCAGGTGCAGTA